ACATCCCCCATTGTAATATGAGCTAATGGATAGATAGTTGTCTTATCTAGGTCTATCTCTAATATATCCCCAAAGGTTACCTTATTAGTCGTAGTATTGGCATCTAACCTCTCTCTTAACTTATCTATTACGGTATATACTTGCCTCATTTCATCTTTTGTTTTATCATTTTAGCTTCTAACTCATTCTTTTCCTTCTCAAACTCTAACCACGTTAGACATTCGGAAGCTGATAGTTTTGCAACTTCTTTAAATTTTGTGACATCTCCTTTAGCGATTGCGTATATTGATTGATACCAACCCCATTTTGCTCCAAATCCTTTACCATCTCCTTGTCCTTCATCATCTGCTCCGTCAAAGAGTCCAGTAAATAACTCGATAAAACGTTCCCTAAACGATAAAAAAAAACAACCGCACCTAGAGCTACGTTCACTGGAGCATCTTCCATTATCTCAGAGTACTTATCAGAACCTTCATATTCCTCTATCAAATACAAATCCCCTTTCTGGAATGTTATAGGTCTGTATAGAACAGCCATAGCCTTGTGTATCTGCTGCCAGTCACCTATATAATTATCTAAGTCTACAAACTCCCCTAAAGTAATGTCATCTAACTTAGGTATAAACCCAAACTTAACTGTATTACCGCTAGGGTCTGTCATTGTAAAGTCTCTCTGTAGAGGTGTATCCTCTTTAAATATATCTACAATATGATTTATGATGAATGAAAACTCTGCCAGAGGTAGTTTATAAGCCTCCTTCATAGTAACCCCACAGAATATCTCCAATACCTTTAGATTGATAAACTCTTTATCTTCAATCTCTTCATTACCTTCCATAACCTTAAGGTATTTCTGGTAATGTTTAAGTGGTATAGCGGACAGTTCTTTCGGTACTTCTAAAGTAAACTTTTGACTCATACTTATATAACCCATAAACAATGTTTCTGTACTACAATGCAAAATAAAACAGTTTGTAAAAAGTCAGTTATATATCTAGATAATCCTATAGGGGCTCCTACAGAGACCCCTAGACCTTTAACAAGACTAGATTATCATAAAACCTTTAGTCAGATTAAGGGTAAATACATTCTTTTCTCAAATAGCTTGTCAGTTTAAATATTTTTATTATCTTTGAATAATATTAATGTTATATTTGTTAAGTTTTTGTTTATTACTCACGTGAAAACCCTCTGATTTGATTTACTCTTCAGGGGGTTTTTCTATACCCCTTGATTTTTTAAATCCTGATACCTCACCCCTACTAACCTTCATTTTACGTTGATTTTCTAAAACCTCATACCTCACCCTGGTATACATCCATTTTACGTCAATAGAGCCGTTTTAAGGGCTTATCTATGTTTAAGTGGTACTTAAGTATGTTTAAGAGGGAGAAAGTGGCTGTAAGGGGCTGAAAAAGAGGAAGGGCGGTACACTCAAAAAATAATTTACTTTCATTTTCAATACATTAATAAAATATAGGTACAAAAAAAATACCCACTAAAAAATTAATCTTAGAGGGTATTAACAAACAAATTAACTAACTGAATTTATCTGGGGCTAAAGTTCTCAAATAATAAATTGTGGTATTGCTTTTCGGTTATCCTTTTATTTATTCCGTCCATATCTGTAATAAAGTACTTGTCATCCAGTTCAACAGAATAAAAAGTTTTTTCTAGCTTCTTAATATATTTCATTATTCATTTGTTTTATTGGTTTGCTCTGTCTCATCCCATTCACTAGTAAGGATTATCTTGTAAACTGTTTTACTCTCATAGTCTTGATATAAGTTTTCTAAATCTTGAGCTATACTTTTTAACTCTCCATAAGTAAAGCCCTCACAAATGTCAGCTTCATTTAATAAAATACTTTGTACTTGCTTCCCATCTTTATATACTATTATGTTTGCATCTCCGTAATGATGGTTTTGAAATTCCTTTCTTCTGTTATTTTCTTCCATTGAGTTAACTCTTTCAAGTATCTGCTCTTTTGTTTCTTCTTTAATTGTTTTTATTAAGTATTCAGAAAGAAACGGATATTTATTTTCTTGTTTTTCCATTGTATTTTGTTTTTAATTAGTGAAATATTAAACCAACTTTATTTGTATTGTTGAACCATTTAGTTGCAAACAAATCTATCTTTGATGCATCTTTATAACCTAATTTATTAAGGCTTTCAATACCATCAAAAATCTTTGTATGACGGTCTTTTCGTTCGTTTATTAAATTAACTTGCTTACCACTATCCGAAAAAATGAAATCAAAATTTTCTGGTATTGTCTTCAAGTCTTTAATAAATTTAATTGAATTAGTATAAGAGTAAAATTTTACTTTTGGGTTATGCTTCGCAATGCTTAACCATTTATTTAAATATTCAGGTGAGTAATAATCCCCGCTGTCGTGTACCCTAATAAAGTCTGGTTTTTTCTTTATTATTTCTTTATTCATTAATTCAACAAAATTTGTTTGTTTGGTTAGTTGGTATTTTTTTTCCATACCACTACGTACACTTGGAAACCGTTTATAGTTCCCTTTTTGAGCATAGCAGAATTTTATACACTTATCGGCAAAAGGACAAGTAACTTTACCCGTTTCACTTTTATAAGCTGGTATACTAAAGTTAAAAACCTTCTTTTTTAGATAGTTTCCAGTCTCTTTTATCTTTGTATTTTGTGTCAATAAATTCATCTTTCTAATATGTTAAGTTTGTTTCGTCTTCTAAAATATCTAGTAGAATTTTTTTTATTTCTTTTTGTGTCTCTTTAGGCAATTCATTAAATATATTTTCTTCTGTTTGTTCGTCAATACATTCAATATCTTCTAATCCTGAGCCGTTATAACATACGCCAAAAATTCTACATTCTATGTCCTGAATGTTTGCCGTAAATTGCGGATAAGTTAAAACAACATAGTTCTCAACATTATCTATTTTTTCTATTTTCATTTTAATATAATTTTATTCAATTGTTTTATCTTATCAATACTTTCGTTTATTGCAATCTCGTTGAAATTGTAAGTTTGTTTATTAATTTTAACTTCAACAATATTATCGATTGGAATTGCACGTCTTGACTTCTTTATATCTTTAGTTTTGTTATAAATTTTTATATCAGTTATAGGGAGCAAATTTTTAGCTTCAAAACTATAATTTGACCCTTTGCCCGTTAAACCTATCTTTATCCCAGTTCGTCCAGTCAAAACCCTTATTTCATTGTTAGACCTTTTAATAAATTTAATTGTGCAAAATTTGCCTTTCTTTATTTCTTTGATTATTTCTTTGGTAGTCTTCATTTTATTAGTTTTTATAAGTTGATTAAAATAGCTCTTAATATTTGCCCTATTATATATAAAAGAAATAACGAGCAGAAAATTGTAGTAAAATAGTTCAATAGTTTTAAAAGTTTCATATTGTTAGTTTTTAATGTTATTCAAATATACAATTTTTTTATTAATTAACAACTTTGTTAATAATTATTTTAACTGTATATAATTAAGGAACGCACGTGAATAATGAAAACTTTTTTATTGTGCAAGTGTAAACAAACTTTTTTTCTCTGTTTTATATAAGTTTTTTTGTGTAAACATTAAAACACAATGAGACGCATTTTAAGAGCTTCTAAGAGACCTTCAACAACTTTAGGTGGGTGGGTACCTGAAAAGGGCTCGGAGGGCTTAGGGGCGATTTTGCAAAATGCAACCAAACCCACTGCGTTTAAGAACCTACTGCGTTTAAGAAGATGGGTTAACCTACTGCGTTCAAGAGGATTATTTTCTAAATTATAACCTACTGCGTTTAAGAGAATGGAAAACGGAAATAACCCACTGCGTTTAAGAATTACCTAATAACATAACTCCCTTTGTTTGCATTAGCAAGGAAGTATTGGGCTGCATAACGTAAGCTGTCCATATGGTGATTCCAGTTATCTATTGGTCTTTCATTCCTACTATGCCATACATAGTTATTGAGTTCCTTTATAAGTTCTAGGGAATCAGGGTCAACAACTAAATCATAATCCTGAATCAAAGCAATACCACTCAGGATACTACCTTGTTTCTTTACAGCAGGTTTTACATTACAATATAATTTAAGCTCTTGAAGTAACCTACCTTCTGAACTATCACAAATGATTATATCTTCTTTGGCATATCTTCTATTAAGTTCACCTATTTCTTTTGTAACTAACCCAACTTTGCAATACATTGTCTTTAGCCACATAATCTTCCTATCCTTATCTATAGCTACTTTTAAGAGCACTGTAGGGTCTACAGAGAACCCAAAGTCTTGACCATACACATAAGGTGCATATTCATTGAATGGACCAATACTCCATCTTGTAAAAACAACACCTTCTGCCTTATCTAACCAACCACCAAGTATCTGGTGATTATATTTATCTGGTCTATTGTTACGGATATACTCTATCTGTTTAATAAAAGAATCAGACAAGTGGTCTTCATTATCTTTATATGTAGTATGAATGTAAGTTACATTATCCTTAGAACCGCTCCAACCTCCATTAACAGCCTTAGTAGCAAAGAATCTTTGATATATCCAATGCTCTTTAGTTGTAGGGTTTAGTATGAGTATAACCCTGTTCTGATTACTTTTCGACCTTACAGACTGGTCTATCTTGTCAAATGTATCTTCATCAACTAACTCTTCTGCTTCATCTAATACAAATGTTGTAATACCTTGTAGGGACTTCAGAGCTGCCGTTTGATTACCTGCTGATGTCTTGATACCTTTAAAGATAATAGAGCTCCCTGTGTACGTATTTAGTATCTCATCTTTAGTTATCCTAAAGTATTCAGAGATACCATACAATTCTATCTTTTCTATAAACTCTGGTATAATAGATGTTGAAGCTGAAGACATAGTGTAACGAGTGAACAGTACTTTATGACCTTGTTCTAGTGTTAAGAGTGCTAAGAATGCACCTACAGAGAATGACTTACCACTACCTCGACCACCAGTAACAATAAAGTACCTACTATCTTTACTTAGACCTGTATATTTAGGGTGTAACTTTGGTAAATTCATTTCTTTTGTCTTTCATAAAATTAGGTTTATGTTTTCCGTCTGGCATATATCTATAACCTAATATAGGATTGATTCCATAATTCCAGAAATCATATGGCATATCATTCTTCATCTTCATCTGTAATATCGATTATATCTGGGTCATCATCTTTCTTCTCTTCATCCTGATTACCTGCAAACAGATTCTTTATATTAATATTAACCTTAGGCTTAGTATCATCTACCACATCTTCTGGTTTACCATACTTATATTCAAAAAGTAGTTTAAGGTGAGGGAATGAATCTTTAGCTTTCTCTGCTAGTGACTCCCAAGCCTTCTCCTCAGACCCAAAGACCTCCTTCATTGCATTTAAAGCATAGATGTTAACTCTATCTTTCTTAGCCTTATTCATAGCACTAGGGGTAGCCATAACCTTTCTAATGGGTTTATTTACCTTCTCCCCCCTCTTCCTACCATTATTCTTTCTACCGTCAGTAGACTTAACGTATTTACGTTCTTTAGGCTTTCTCCCCATTACTATGTTTCTTATATAAAAAATTATACACTGACCATATTGCAAATGACCATTCAGATTGGCTGTATTCCTTTTCACCAATCTTCTTCTCCCCACCAAACTCCACTACAAGTTTAAACTTAATAGCTAACTTCTGGTCATACTTAAGGCGTTTGAAATCTACAGGTACAGGGTATATCTTATATCCCCTACTTAAACACCACTTAGCAGCTTCTGGATTTATAACAGTCTCTGGTATTCTAGACTCTTTCTTCTTCATTGACTTGTATTTCTAATTTGTTGTCAGGAGTCTTTATTGCCATTAACCTTTCGGTTATCTTATCACTAATATTAAATTCTTCTTCCTGTAAAATATGAGGATGGAATCTAGCAAGTTTGTTCTTAATGAAGTCATACTTGACTAACATTTCATTGTATTGCTTAGCTAGTTCTATGTATTTATT